CAAAATTTTCTCATTAATGCCAAAATTGACCAGTATACCAAGCCACCTTCCCCGCGTTTGGTCTGCCAGTTCCATTAGCCTTGTTTCCTTATGGCTTTTCGGTAAGCTATTGATTCCCTTTTGATATAGTTTCCAACTTCACGGGAAACAGGCACTATTGTCATGTTGTCAAACCATTCCCAGTCGGGTTTTTTATCGGGATAGATGCTCTTGTACAAATGCCATGCGCGTTCCCTTGGTGTTTCGGGATTGCCATACGCGCGGGTATAGCTGTAAATTTGAGCCAGCAATTCTTTAGGTGTAGCCGCCACCACCTTTCCGTTCAGTTTGATTTCTTCCAGCGTTCCAGCTATAGCTATAACATTGTTTTTACGCACCCGAACATGACCGCAATGGGTGCAGGTGTCACCCCGTGTTTCCCACAACGCGCCGCATTCAGGGCATTTTGCCGCGTCTTTTTCTTCTTGTTTTGGTTCAGGCTTGGGCTTTTCCTTGCCATCATCCAATGCAGTTACGCCATTGTTATAAAGGTCTTCCCAGTCATCCCTAAACCGCAGGTAATTGCCGCTATGGTCTAGCCAAATCGCCGCCTCTTTGTCGGCATGGGGGCGCATGACACGGCCCAATTGTTGGACGTGGCTGGAAAATGACTTTTTAAACGGACGTGCCGATATGCCAATCATCACGTCTGCTTGGTCAAATCCCTTAGTTAATATGTCAGTGGCAATCAATCCTTGTATGCTACTGTTTTCTTTTGAAAATTCTTGCAGCATATCGCGCTTGTAGTCGTCATCTTCTTTGTAGCTCAGGTTGACAAAGTTATACCCGGCCTCTCTAAACTTTTGCGCCAAATCCTGCCCGTGCGCCACGCCGGCACAAAACACAATCGTTTTTCGTGGGCCGCCAAATATCTCATGGGTTTTTTTAATCCATTCGCTGACAATATCGCCGGTGATCTGTACGCCACGGATAATGGCCTCCTGCTGTGACCATTCCCCTGCAACAGTTTTTGCCCCCGACATATTGATTTCTTTGGCAATAAACACGCGCATGGGTGACAAGTTGCCCCGCTCTTCAAGTGCTTTTGTAGTCGTGCCACTGACCACATTGTCATAAATTGCCCCCAGTCCTTTGGTGAATGGGCTTGCTGACAAACCGATCACGTTTATTTTTTGGTTATTTTTTATGAACTCGTTGATTGATTTTCTGGAATTGTGTGCCTCATCAATGATCACCAAGCTGGCATCAGGAAAGCCGCCACAAGCCTCTATGGTTTGAGCCGAACAAACTTGTATGGCCTTGTACGGCAAATAGCGCGGATGTTTAGCCATTAGAACACCATGATCAATCATGTATTTCATAAGCCGTGCGCTGGTTTGTTCAACCAATATGCGTCTGTCCATGATCATGATTGCCCTATTGCCACGTTCCATAGCGGCCTGCAACATCGCTATGGCGATTTCCGTCTTGCCGCCACCAGTAGGCAGGTACAGAATCTGTGACCTATGCCCCGACAGAATGCCCTTTTTAATTTCAGTTATCGCAGATTGTTGGTAGGGTCTAAGTTGAAGCATGACGCGCCTCCAACTTATCAAATTTCCTTTTCCAATAAGCGCACAACTTCTTCAATTCAGCATTTTCGTTGATTAATCCGTTAATCCGATCCTGCAACGCGTTCTGTATGTCCCGTGCTTTTTGGGCTTCTTTCACGGCCATTGAAACTTGGTCGTTCGACTCAAATATCTTGACCAAGCTGTCTATTTCTTTCTTCAGGTCGTTGTTGACTGCATCCAGTTCGTTGATAACCTCACCCCCCCGCGCGGCTTCTTGCTTTAAAAGCTCGTTTTCTCTAATAACCGCTTCGGCCTTGTCAGGTGCGAGCGGCTTAGGCTTTTCCGCTGGCTTATCTACAACTTCTGTAAACTCCCCGTCAATGGGCTCTTTGCTTTCGGATTTCGCCTTGGCTTCCATCCGTTCACGTTCTAACCGATCCCTGTCCAGCCGCTTTTGTTCGGCTTCCTGTTCCTGTGCCAAGCGGTGGGATTCGGCCTGTGCCAGCATCTCAGGGGTGGCTTCGCGTATCGCTTGGGTGATGCTGTTTATTGTTTTTTCGCCTTTAAAAAACTCCAAAACAAGCGCTTTATTTTGGGAAATTTGCATGTATTTAAGTGCCTGCTCAGGGGATGAAATCCGTCCTCCGAGGACGGATTTGAGCTTTTCCCTGCAATAAATTTCCCACTTCCCATGGGGCTGTTTTCCCTTTGCCTCAATCAGCCTTTCGCCCAATTCAATGACCGCCAACACATACCCGCGTTTGGCGTTTTCCATCTTGTCATAAGCCTTGACGATTGCCACCAGATTTTGTTTATCATCGTTTGTTGTTATTTTTGTCATATCAATTCCATAATCCAAGGGTTCAGGTTAGAGCGGTAGGTAAAGTTTTCCCCTACCCGTATAAACAGGTTTGGGAAAACCATAATCCAATGGGACGAGGCCATCGCATTAAGGTATGGTGGTGACCAGATAGATGTTTGTCCCACCACAAAGCCAGACTTAATACGCCATCGGTCGCGTATCCTGCTAACGCTCTAGCCCAGCCCGTAGTAATGTTTTATCCTGATATTTGCTAGCCCGAAGCCTAAGCCATACCTGCCGGAGATTAGTCCGAACAGTGCCGTTTTTCGCATTGATTAAATCAGGAAACCCAACACACACACGCGCCGCTTTCCACACGTTCGGGCCTTGCCATTCTTGCCCACCACACGCACCGCCCGAACCCGTATCTAGCCTGAAGTTGCGGCGCGTTTCTTTGCTGTCCAAGTCTTAGTTGAAGCGGCAAAAAAAAACCCACTAAAAGGTAGGACAAGTACCTTGTAGCGGGTTTTTCAAATTAAGACATGCGCCTTAGAATCATATCTTGTCCATATATTTCTAAGGCAAATGAAGTTTATCATATTTTTTTCATTTAACAAGCAATTTTTTGTTCCCGCTTACCCAATGCGGGGCCGCTATCAGGGAGCGGCGGCGTTTTTGACCATTCCGAGGATATGCTCGACATGGTCAAACCATATCGGTTATGTCACCAAAATGGTTGTTACCAAGAAAATCCCCATATTCGGGGTTCGGCAACTGTCACTTGGTTATTAACCAGCCTTGGTATAGGCTCTTCCCTGATTTTACCGCTCGCCAGCCTTGCGTAATATTCCGCGTTCCGTGCGTCTTGTTCCGCACGGGCTTGGGTCTTGTTGGCGGGCTTGTGGCGTAACTCATCAGACAGCATGGAATGGGCCACCTTCCTTTTATGCAGGTAAATTCTCATCTTGTTTCCGATAGTCTATGTCCTTCCACCACAAAAACCGGATAGTTCATGTCCACACTGAACGCCACACCCTTACCATCCGCCAAAATCCTCAGCCCGTCACAGGACAACACAATCCCGCCCGGACACATGAACAACCCGGTGATCTCATTGCCCAGCTCATCTAGCGCGGCGACAAATTGACGATTACCCACAATTGCACGGGTCTGGACAAACCCCATATCATCCTTGCGCCTAAATGAGTTAAATTTTCTTACCGCAGCCACTCCGTAATCTCCCAAACCAGATTAAACAGGTTGAAAAGTGCCACAACCACAATAAGCACCACACCCGCAGCCACCGCCAAAATACATGCGTCCGCTTTCGTGCATTCATTGTCTTTTTCCATAAAAATCCTAAAAAAACGCCCACGGAAGTGGGCTAATGGTGGGGGTTAAAAATATGGGGGGCAAAATCGCAAGGCTTAAGTTTTCCGCCAACCGCATTAGAAAGCTTGTTGGCTGTCATTCCCGTGGGCAATGCTTCAGCACGGCAAAACTTGCTGATAGCCCCTTGAGTTACACCAGCGCGGCTTGCTAGAATTGCTTGCGTACCCGCCAAATCCACCGCGCGGCGGACATTGGCGGAAACGATTTTAGTAATTTCTTTTCTGTTCACGGGCTCTAATAATACCCAAGTAATTCTAATTGTCAATATAAAAATGCCCTCATCAAGAGGGCATCACCAATCAATTCACCGCTTCAGGACTTGCCGGTGGCGTTACCGGCTTGTCGGGGAACGTGCTGAACGAGGCATCCCAAACCGCGCTATGGATGCTAGATGTGGATTTTTTAATCTCATCTTTGATCTTGGATTCCAAAAGCTGAAATTCAGCCTCAATGTGGTTTGCCACGAAATCCGCCATATCCTCAATTTTTCCGTGCAGCGAATGGATAACCAGCACCGCCACGCCAAACAACGCCAACAATAGCCCCACAATCATCAAAACAGATTCCAGACTCATAAACACCCCAATCGATTGAAAGAGCCGTAATTATAGCGGATTTTTTGTGCGCGGCGGAAAAAAATATAACTTGGGTATTGCATTATTTAACTACTATGGTATTATTTAACCCAACAAAGCGGCAACGCAGCAGCAACCTTCGCGGAACGGTGCGGGGCAAGCCAGTCAGACCCGCTTTGTGACTATTAGTCTAGGACGCCTACCGTGCAGTGGCGTGTAACTGCCGGGGGTGCGGGTGGCACTGTCCGAGCGCGTTTCCGGCTTAGGCAGATTCAGAGGGGGAGTTCCCTTATGTCATGCCGCACCAGATTTTTAATGGCTTTCGTTGAGAGTCATTAGCAAGCCAACTAAAGGGCAACTAGCCCCCTCGCAAGGGGGGCATTTTTTGGAGGGTTTATGGAACTGATAAACATCAAAGAATTCGCACACCTGCTGGGAAAAAGCGAATCTTATGCACGGTATTTACGGCAAAAACATCCGTTGTTTCCGAATCATGAAACAAAAGTAAACGGTTTTTTAATGTACAAAAAAACACTGGCATTGAAGTTCAAAAAAGAAATTGAAAAGAACCACCGGAATTTGAACAGGCGCATTCCAGAGGAAAAAAACCATTGGCCCATTCCCAGAATGGGCAAAAAAGAAAAAACTCAATGCCTTCTTGCAAAGCAGTTCCTTTCAATGCCATAACCCAACTGGAGCGAGATACATGAAGATACTGCATTTTAGTATTTACGGGTTGATAGACATAACTATCAACCTAACAGCACTTAACAAGGGCTTGGAATTCATAGCCGTTAGTCTGTTTTTGACGTGGCTCATGTTACACGCGCTTTTTTCTGTGCCACTGATGGAGGCGTTATGACCGGAAGCCATAACCCATCAGTCAAAACGATGTTAAAAATCATGGGCGAAATTTTAGTATATGCGGCCTTTTCATGGGTCTTTGCCCATGCATTGCTTGATATGCCTTTTATCGAATCAGACCCACAAGGGGAGCAAAACCAATGAACGAAATTGTTATTGAGTTTATCGGGCGCACTATCGAAGTGCATTACACCCCGCTGTTTGAACCAGCGGACATAACAAACGGGCCACAGGCAATTGATGACTACTCAATCTATATCGAGCAAATTATCTGGATAAACGGCGATAACAGAGATGACATCTTTTGGGCCATTGACTGTGAAAGCGAAACATTCAACGCCATCCATGACGCTGCACTTGCGGCGGTTTTGGAAGCGGATTAAGAGGTGCTGGACTATGCGTAACTTCTTATACAACCTTGGCATAGCGGATTGTGTCAAGGGCAGACGGGCATGGTTGCCATTTGAATCATACCTGAACGGGTATGCCCATCAATATGAAATTGAGGCAAGACAAGATTATGACCACCCAATCTGAACAACTGGTGCTTATGCGCCAACCCTTCAAGCCAAACCAGATAGGCAAGCTGGTTAAAGGTTCAAAAGAACAAAGCCAATGCCCACCAGCGGAGAAGAAAAACTGCAACATTTGCGGTGGCTGGCATCACCCAAAAATGGCCCACTTGGACTATGTAGGCCATGCCGCATTGACTGATAGGCTATTGGACGTAGACCCGTTATGGACATGGGAGCCGGTTGCTTTCCAAGACGGCCTACCAAAATTCGACGCAACCGGAGGGCTTTGGATAAAACTAACCGTTTGTGGCGTAACCCGTATGGGCTATGGCAATGCCGAGCCTAGCCAGTACAAGGAGGTTGGCAGCCGTGAAAAAGAAGTAATTGGCGATGCACTAAGAAACGCCGCCATGCGTTTCGGTGCCGCCTTGGAATTGTGGCACAAAGGCGATTTGCACAAAGAAGAGCCAGCACTGAAGCCAGCACCACAGCCAGAAAGCCGATTACAACCCTATGACGAGGCGGAGTTCAACGCAAAATCACAGGTATGGTTGCAAAAAATAATGGAAGGCACATTAAGCCTTGATGCCGTCATCAAAGGAGCAAAATCTCAAGGCCGGTTGCTAACCGAACAACAAATAACCATCCTCAAAGAGGCACTTGTATGAACCTAGGACAACAACTTATAGTTCCAAACGGCGACTTTTACAGTACCGCCTCATTGTCAACCATAGAAAACCAAGTAAAGTTGACAGAAAACCTTGTCTATCCAATCACCACCGGAGGTGAAAAGGCCATGAAAGCGGATGCAACCGCTATCAATGGCTTTGCAACCGATCTGGACAAAGCAGCAGCCGCCATTTACAAGGCCGAAACCGACCAGGCCACTAAAAACAGGGCAATCACAAAGGGGTTTGTGGCAACCCTTAAGGCCAACAGACAGCGAATAATCAGCCAGTTTGAAGAAAAAAAGGCTGAACGGCTGGAAGAAGTGCGGGGCATAGTGAATGAAGCCCTTGATCTGGCATGGGATAACAAGGGTGTAAAACCGTCTTTCCGGTTTGGCGAAATCGACGACATCAAGGAATCTTACCTTACCGACAAGGGCAACCTCACCGCCTCAACCAAGGCATTAATAGAAAACATAGCACAAAGCGACTTGGTTTGGCAGAACGAAATAGAAGCCCGGACAATGACGGTTGAGCTAGCTTGCCACCGCGCTGGCATATCTACCCCGTTCACGCCCGAATATATTGGCGTGGTGTTCCATGACCCCGACCGTGCCGTGTTTGAAAACCGCCTAACCATAATGGTTAGTGCAGAAGTCGAACGCATGGAAGCAGCCAAAGACAAAATAATTGCCGAACAGGAAGCCATCAGGAAAAAAGCGGTTGACGATGCATTGGCGGCACAACAGGCCGAAGCAAACCGATTGGCGCAGGAACAGGAACGGGCAGAACAGGAAGAGAAAAAACGCATCCGAGAAGCCAATGAAAAGGCTGAACGTGAACGTCTGGAAGAAGAAGCCCGGCTTTATGTCAATCCATTGGTTGAGCGGTGCGAACCCAACGAAAACCGGATAGCAGAACTAAGGATAATGGCAAGTTCTTACAGACGCTCAGATTACCACACCGTAGCGGAAATTTACGAATCCGCAGCAAATGAAATTGAGCGGCAATTGGACAACTTGAAAGAAGCTCTAGCCACCACCGAACAGGTTTTGGAAATGCCCACCTTGGATGAACATGCCGAAATAGCGGCAATACAAGAGGCACTTATGGAAGAAAGCATTATTGACGTGCCGGACGATGAACCTGTCAACTACAAGCCGACCAGAAACGATTTTATCGAACTGGTTGCCCACACCTACCGCCTGTCAACAAAAGACGCTGAGCAGGCTTTAATCAACGCATTTTCAATATTTTAGTAAATTATGAAAAATTATAGTTACACCAAAAAAGGCCCCGGAAGAAAGCATTTACAAGGATGTAAATCAATCAAAAAAACCGTAAACACATCTTCTTTGACGGATATAAAAGAAAAACAGCTTTTAAGAAAAAAGATGGTGATTGATAAACTTAAGCAAGCCGTTTCGTTTTTAAAAAAGGACATTATCAATGAGTAACGTAATTAGTTTTACCGGAACACTAGGCAGGGATGCCGAACTTAGGAACACGCCCGACGGCAATACCGTATTGCAATTTACGGTAGCCAATAACAACGGGTTTGGCGACAAGCAAACAACAATCTGGTTTAGGGTATCGCTATGGGGCAAACGTGCCGAAGGGCCATTAAAAAACTACCTGAAAAAAGGCCAGCAGGTGTTCATATCCGGGGAATTCAGACACCATGAATACCAAGGGCAGGACGGAACAACCAAGACCAGCCTTGAAGTGAACGCCACCATTGTTGATCTGGTAGGCAAGAAGCAGGAAGGGGCGGCGCAAGAAAGCAATTCGCAAGAAAAGCCGCAGACATACAGCGATGACGGCTTTGATGATGAAATTCCTTTTAACTGAGGTTATGCGGGAATGTGCCGATAACGGAGTATTGGCAACGCATAACCTCAGTTAAACATGGGAAACGAACAAATTATTTAAATTTTAACAAGGCTCGGAACGGCGCGGCTTTGAAGATGGCGGCAGGGCATTGGGGTTAGGCACGTTCCGTGGTGTGTTCGGAAAGTTTTATGTAAAGGAATGGGAATGACATTCGACCAAGCCACAAAACTCAGCAATGAGTACAGCAAGCACTACCGCCGTTACCACACAGCTGTTTATGTGGGTAAGGGCACGTGGAAAGTAACCGATAAGTTTCATCCAAGGGGGAATGATGAAAACAATTAAAAACATACAAGGCTTTGTTATCTACACATCTGAAATCGAGCATGATAATACTAAATCACTGCTGGCAGAAGCAGTAAAAAAC